TAGATGATACATATATCTCGTATACATCAACAGCTGTTTGATCCTCATGATTCCAATCAACAACTACTCCACTTGGAATTGGTGTTAATGAACCTGTTGGATTAGCCCAATTACTAACAACTGATGTATCTATTGTAGTAACATTCCATGGACCTTTCTCATACATATTAATATTTCTAATCTCAACATCATATACAACATCTCCTGTTATTGCTTCTGAACCCCATTGATTTTGATCAGAATGAATTACATTAGTTATCCACTCAGTATCAGTTGATAGTTTATATCGTAACTCTTTAACTAAAGGAGATGAATCCCAATATGATTCTATAAATCGTATTGGTGTAGAGTTATTCCAATACAAACCTGTTTGAATTTCAATATTGGTAATAGGATTAGGCGTAGGTAATACTAACGGCAATGCTGTCCAACTAAAAGGAGTTTCCGTGAAACCGAATACAGCATGATAATCTTCTCCGTATACAAATTCTATTGTATAAGTATTCCCATCAACAGTCTCTTCGTGCCAAGTATCTTCATCTACTCTTTTATATTTTAATTTGAAAGGAGCATTTTCATCTCGAAGAAAGTTAAATGTTGTATATAAACGTCCCTTTGTTTGGGAACTATCTGTCCATACAACATAAGAGTTTGAAGTTATATTATAAACAGTTACTCCTGATATACCTGTATCATCAGTAGAACCTGAATTAATAATCAAAGGTTCCGTCATAATACCATCAGGAGAAATCGCTATTAATGAAACAACTTTATTATATGGAACATCAATTGTTGTTGAAGTCCCTGTTTGATGAATGATACCATCCCACACCACTTGTGTAGTGTATCCAGAAAGGATATTCCATGATATAGTTACATAATCTGCTTCTTTGGTATAATTTACATCTAGGATTACATTATTACCAACATTAATTTGAATCGTTTCAGGATCAGAATCATTTCCTAGAATACCGACAGCATAAACATCAACAATATATAATCCTTTAGGAACAACATAAGAGTATCCTGTAGTAATATATGAACTTGTTGGAGTTTCAATTCTAAAGTGCTTAAATAAGCCATCATAATCCCAAGTTACAACTACACCTGTTCCTGATCCCGCATATTGTAAGTTGGATACTGAGCTTACATTTCTCCAATTAGGGAGATTAGTGTTTGGTTCAGGATCAAAAGCAGTTATAGGTTCATCAGCGTACACATCTGAGTTGTATTCTTGAAGATCAAGTTTGAATAAATGAACTCCATTCATATTAACCTCATCAATCCTCATTATACGGAATTGCTTCCCATCATAACCAGCCTTCTCAGACAATATCTCGATAATGTCTCCTGCTGAATAAGTTAAGTCAATTTTAACAAGTGCATCTGTTGATATAGTCTCTCTCGACTGTTTTAATAAGATTCTTCCTGCTCTCTGTGCTTCAATACTATTAGAACAGAATGGAAGTGTTATCTCCCTCTTCAAAGGAGGTTCATTATTCTCTTTTGGAAAATCTAAATGAAAGTCTCTTTTCTCCCATCTAATATCTTCATCATAATAATTAACAATCATATCATTGAGCATCACATCATACCCAACATTAGATATTGTTATACCTCCAATTAAATCATCTTCGTTTATATAATGATGTGTTCCTTCCGTTTTCAACACTATTACTTTAAATAACCCAAGAGAGTAACTCAACGCTGATCCAGTTGATAATGTTAATGCTTTTGTGGTACCATCAAACGTTCCCTTTGTATTAACAACACCGTTACAGGTATAACGAGGTGATCCATCTACAATCTCATTACAAAAGTCTCTATAAGATTCAAATGATGGGATATCCATATCAGATGTAAGAAGTCCAGGACCATAAACTGTTGATGTTAGATAATCATATAAACACTCACTTGGATTGTTACTATATACTCCATTAAGGTCCCAAGTGTTTAACTTCTTTCCCTTTAAATGAAAATGTATCGTTGAAGGAAGAGAGGTAACACCCTTCTCTTGATTATATGTTAATTCAATATAAGCATAAGCAAATGGAAGGGTTCTTTGATCTCCGTTAGTACCCCATGCTGTTGAGAAGGCTTCCATTTCAGAACATCGGCCTCCATCAGCGTATAACCGACATTTTAACAAACCGTTTAAAAATGAACTCGTATCTCCATTAGGTTCAATTACACTAGTTACTGTTCTTAACCCTGTTGTAATATCAGCATCAAATGTAAGTAATTTATCAGTCCACATCATCTGAGTTATTCCTTCAATAGGACCTTCAGAAAGACCGATAATATAAGCCATAGTTTTATTATTTGATGAAATGTCTGCCATTACAATTGCACCGGCAACTGATCTTTCCCCGTACACAACAGGTAGTTTATTTTCTGAAGAAGCAGGTATCCTTTGACTCGTTCCAGGAACAGGTCCTGCATCATATCCATCAGGAGTCTCAATGTCAGGCATGAACAGAGAAGCTACTGATTTAACAACATCAACAACAACACCTACAGCCTTTTTAACTAGATCAACTGCACCATCCCATACCTTTTTGACGCCACCTTTTATATCTCTCCACCGATCTGATAACCAACCCATTATACAACTCCTATTCTTTGACTTCCGTGGCTAGGATCTTCTGATCCAAATTGAGGAGACCATTCTCTAACTCTAGTAATAAAATCCATTGATTTATCATCAAAGGATCCTGTTGAAGTGTATCTTCCCCCTTTCTTCTTAAAGATGGTTGTTACTTTATTTCTACACTCAAACTTAACATTCTTTGAATCTTGATCTACATCAATCTCAAATTTATTAACAAAACCAATCCACCTTATATACGGATCCGCGACAAGAAGACCATCATCTCCGATGAAACCTCTTAACACAGTTATGTTAGCTCCAATCATAGGTTCATTTAATGCAATACTCGGAACAGTATCTCCTACTCCTGATAATATGAAGTTGAATGATGTGTTGAATGATTTTAAAGTCTCTGTTGATTTAGAGATACTTAATAAGTGACCTCCAGCTTCAAATGAACCATAACTTGTTACTAAATCCTCATAATGATTACATATATATAATACCGTATCATTATGAACGTTTATTTTAATAAGATCAACAGGATGAGGTACCCCAACCATTGCTGATATGTTTGCGGCAAGATGAGTTTTAGGCATTATTTAACCTCGTTATATGTAAATGTTCCATACTGAGCAACTCCTCTAACATCAAAATTTGGATATCCTCCTTTACAAATACATTTCATTCTAATATCATCATTAGTTTTAATAATTGCATTGCTGAGAGTTTTAATTAGAGGTTGATTAATAGAAATTGAGTTTCCTGTATGACTTCTTACTCTGTATATTTTATTATCAACCTCAAGATACTCTCCAGGATTCATATTACCAGTACCTGATGTTGTTAGAGTGTTACCATTAACAGAAGTTATTGTTCTGTTTATAGGATTAACAGTTGAAGTTATAATTGAAGGTAAACTCATTAGAATAGGATTAATGCCATATTCATATGTTACAATCTCTTCTTGAATTAAATTCAAAGCTGGTTCTGTGTTAAGAATAGGTCTAACATTAACTTCTAATGTATATAGAATAGCTCCAGTAATCTCAGCTATATGAAAGCCTGATAATGATGTCACGCTTGCTACGTGAGGATCATCTGTTAATTTAGCATTTATTACATTATCGATTATTGCTGACATATAGTACTCTTAAATTTAGTTGTATTAATATTTATAATGATTGCATTTCAGTTGTTTGAGCCATAGATAATCCATAAATCATATCTCCTGATGCAGCAATTACTGATTTAATCTGATCAATAGCTCTATCATCTACATTACCAGATATATTCATATTATAAGTATTAACAGTTGATCCTCCTAACTTATTATTAGGAGTAATATAACCACTTTGTCTTGGAGTGAACAACTCAGGTCCTCTTTCTCCAACAATAGATGCTCTTCCAATAGGAGGTACACCACCATTAGCAAACCCTTTCATTTGAGCAGCAGCTGTTGATAATCCTAAGGTTGAAGCGATACCAGCCATTGCAGGACCAGCGTTCATTCCAAAACTAGCTAATGATGATAATGCAGCAGCAGGTGCCCAAGCAGCAGCTGTTGCTCCGGCTGCAACAGATGAAGCAGCAGTCTGTGCTACCAATGCACCTTTCTGGATAGCAGCTGTTGAAGCGATTCCAAGCTTCTCCATTACCCAAATTAAACCCATTTGAACTCCCATTTTAACAAGGGCTCCAATAACTTCTCTGAGAATAACTTGTCCTAACTCTTTAAAACCTCCTTTTCCAGTCATTATCATATTAGTAATACCATCTGCCAAAGTGTTAAATGTTGATGTTCCTAAATCTTTAACAGTTTGTAATGGATCTTTGATTGCTTCTGCTGCTTCATTCATTCCTCCGAATAAAGCATTTGTTACTAAACCCATATTCGACGTGGTTTCGATACCAGCATCAAACTCATTACCTTCTTGCAATCTTGTTAATAGAGCATTTGTTTTATCAACTCCATCTGAAGTCGATCCTTCTTGACCAGGAACAGGACTCATTGCTGGAATCATAGAATCTAAAGTATTACCTTCTTGCATTCTATTCAATAAACGAGCATTCTCAGTATCTTTATCTATTTGAGCGTAAGGATCTAATTGCTCAGAAGGTGTAATATTAAGAGAGGTTGAAGGAAGAGTAAATGTTGGAGTTGGACCCGACGAACGGGTTTTTGGAAGAGCATTGATATAAGCTAAATGTTCTTCTTTAGTCTTCTTACCATTCTGCCACATATGATAAGAATCTAATGCCATCTGTCTTGATGTTTTTGATTCATTTTGCTGTATAGATCCATTACCATTAGCTGATACTGGACCTCCGTAACCATGTGGATTACTTGGAGACCAAGGAGAATCTTCTCCTGCTGATCCTGCATCTGATGAATATAATGCTGCTCCAACACCTGAGACTGCTTTAGTTGCTTTTAATACCCAAGCTGACCAACTAATACCTCCTGTCATTGCAGCAGTTGCAGCTCCAACACCCGCGGTTCTAATAGCAGCAACTTTTCCGAATGTTAATTGGAAGGCTTTTATGATACCTAAACCAGCTAAGTATGCAGTCATTGTTAGTATCTTCTTACCGAATAATAATAACCCTATAACACCGTAACCTGAATACTCTCCAAGCCAAGTTTCAAGGAATACATCCAACTTCATGAAGTAACTCTTTGCAACTAACATCGAATCTTTAACATCATAACCAAATGATACTATTGACATTGATGCTTCTTGAGCCCATTCTTGGATACTCTTATCACCCTTCATTGCTTCGAATAATCCTAATATATCCTCAAGGATTAATTCGACTGCAGGAGCAAGAGATGCTGTCATCTGTTTAGCGACACCATCTAATGTTGCCGTTATTCTTGTCCAAGCATCATTCATATTCTCGACAGCAAGTGTCTGCTTAGAGTTTAATACTATTCCAAGAGCCTCAGCTTCTTTTGCGAGTTTCCTCATAGAAGCTGAACCATCTTTCATAAACTGAAGGAATCCAACACCTTCTGTATCGAATAGTTTAAACGCTAATCGTGTTTTATCTGCATCTGAAGCAACATTAGCTAACGCATCTGCTGTTTCTAAGAATAGAGTTTCTGTATCTCTTAAATGACCATCAGTCCCGATTAATTGAATGTTTAATTCATCAAATGCTTTTACTGATTCACCAACACCTTGAGCAGCTTCTGCTGCTCTTCGTTGGAACCTTTGCATACCGGTATTAAGATTTTGTTGCGATACACCTGCTAAACTTGCAACATGACCGTACTTCTGTAAAAGAGTTACGTTTAAACCTAACCGCTTAGACATTTTAGCTGTTACATCAATACTGGCAGCTGTTTTAACTCCATAAGCAATCATACCAGCAGTTAATACTGATAAACCTACTGCCACACGAGTTGTCTGTTGTTTTAATGTCTCTAAACTTGATGATACTTTAGCAAAAGCCTTCCGGGTTTTATCTTTTGCTGACAACTCTATCTGCGTTCTACTTAACGTTCTTCCCATTCTTATACTCCAAATAATCTAACCAACCAGTAACTTCATCCATTGTAAAGTTTAAGACTTCATTGACAGACTTGTGTAACATTTCAGCAATAGCAAATAAAACGTACGCATCAGAGGTATCATCAAACGTTACTTTCCCAGTTGTTGGAGTATCTCATTTGCAGTTTCGATTACAGCTAAAGGAGGAACTTCTGTTCTAATCTTCTGTTCATGAGTAAGATCAAACATTCTCTTTCCATCTGAATCTAATACTTTAATCATAAAACAATATAACAATGAAGCGAATTCATCCTTCTTAGATTTAACAAATATCTCTTGCTGTTCTCCGAATGTTAATGGTTTATAATACACAACAGTATCATCCATTTCTGTTATTGTATACGATAACAATTCATCTTTGTTGAAGTTAGCATTAGCTATTTCAAAGAATCCTTTTGTTGCGTCGGACTTTGCGGGTTTATTTATTTGTTTTGCCATTATTAATCTCTCTAAATTAAGGGATTCAACTCAAACAAACGAGAGAAAGTTGTTTAGTTAAATAAACATTGCTCAAGTTGAATCCAAACTTTGGATATTAGAATATTCTAATATCCTTTATCTCTCTATACTATTGATGTGACTGATAGATCACCAGAACCCTGGAATGATATTGACAACTCAACTAGACCATCATGAGTTGAAGAAATACCCCATTCAGTAACAAGAATACTTCCTGTTAAATCTGTGTCTCCAATAGTTCCCCCTTCAGGTTGAAGATGAATGGTTCCTGTGTCCCCTGCGTCTAATAGTGCTTGACCTGCGTCAGCGTCTGCATCCCATAAACAAGATAATGAACCATTCCATTCCTTCATTGTATTGATAAAGCTTTTGCTTGTATCACCCATCACAGTTGAATCTACATTCTCCTGTGTTACTGTTACATCGAAAGACCGAACCTGTGCAACAGCAACTGCTCCTAGTTTAACGACACCTTGACTTCCATATATACTAGCCATTTTTAATTTCCTTTTCTGTTAGCTTCTCTTTTACTTCAGAATACCCTTTAGTAATGAGATAAGCTCGTTTAGATTCTTTTACATCAATGATGATGCCTTTTCGTTTCATTTTCATAATAATTGTCCTTTATTAACAAGATATTTAGTTGTATAATTTAATATTAA